GTCACGCGCGGCTTGGTATCCCCCACCCATTGCGGATGCTCCGGCACCACCGCCCCAGGCAGGCGCCGCAGATCTTCCTTCCATCGTCGCCCGGCCCATTGCGTGCCCTCGAACATCCGCTCGAGCCTCGGGTGCTTATCCGCCACCAGCAGCCACGCATCGCCCCCGCTCTTGCGCGGCCACGGCGCCAGCAGCAGCCCATGCTCCACCAGGGCGCGGGAGGCTGCGCTGTCCGGGTCCTGCATCGCCAGCCGCACAGCCTTGCCGACCGTCGGCCGCTCCCCGTTCCACTGCACCTCAAGCGAGCTTTGCATGAGATGCGTCAGGCACGAGGCCGGTCCTGCATCGGGCGCCTGATCGGCTTCGCTCGGCGTCAGCCATGCGAAGGCCGAGACCTCCTCATCCGCCGCCACGGCATCCAGCACATCGTCGCGCAGCATCATCGCCCGCGCGGCCAGGATCGTGCCCACCTGGTCCGCCAGGCGCGGCGCACAGCCGCGCGCCAGCATCGCCTTCCGCAGCACCGCCAGATTCGCTTCCAACCGCGGCAGCCCCGCCAGCGCCCGGCCCCACAGGGCAGGCGCGCGCTTCCGCATCTCGGCGATCTCGCCCGTCGTGGGCAGCGCCGCCCCACCTTCCGCCCGAGCATGCAGATCCAGCCGGGTGATGCGCGACGCATCCTGCGGCAGCAGCGACGGCGGCAGCACCGCGCCCAGAAGCGCGGGCGAGAACACCTCGAACCGCTGCGAAGCGCCCCCGGCCGATCCGCGCACCGATTGCGCGCCATCCCCGCCCGAAGCCTTCCGCAGCAGCTCCACCACCCGCTGCAGCCGCGCCACGCCGTCCGCATCGCCCTCGGCTTCATCCAGCAGCAGGGGCAGCGCGCGGCCCGTCAGCATCTGCCGCAGGCCAGCCTCGGTGAAGTCGTTCAGCATCACCGCCAGCGGCGACAGCGCGGCATAGGCCGACATCAGCGTCGTCTTGCCGCTGCCCGGCGGCCCCACCACGATGCCATGCGGGCGCCAGCGCACCGCCGCGCCGCACAGATGGGCGGCCCATAGCCCGAAGAACACGCCGGCCTGCGGCTGCCCTCCCCAATTCCAGCGCGCGAACACATCCTCCACCCAGGCGGCATCGGCCGCGCTGGCGGGGGCCTTGGGCCGGCGATCGACGGTCACGGCCGGATGCGCGGGCCACAGCGCGCCCCAGTCGCGGAAGCCCGCCCGGCGCCGCTCCCGCTCCGCCCCGCCGCCGACCATCACCAGGTCGCCCAGATGCAGCGCCAGCGCATCGCCCGCCACGCGCCACACACCAGGGCCCCGGCGCGGCATCGCGGTGTCGAACAGCCCGATCTCGCTGTTCATGCGGATCAGCTCGCGCGACAATTCCTTGGCCGAGTAATCGCCGGTCGGGTTGCCGTCCTTGTCGTGGGCCGGCGCGATGCCCACCGCCCAGGCCATCTCGCCGCACAGCAGCACATCCAGATGCCCGCGATTGGCGATCTGCGTCGGGTTTAGCGCGCGTTCCTGCCCGCGCGGATCGAAAAAGTAATGCACCCCGTCCCGATGGCCGATCGGCGTGACCGGCGGCGGCCGTTCCGTGCGCGCCGGCGCTTCCCCACCTTCGCCCGCGCCGCCGCCATGGCGCAACGTCGTGACATTCGCGGACAGCGCGGCATTGAAGGCGCCGACATCGTCATCCATCGCGTGGCTCACGGCACCGCCCTCCCCAGGCCGAGCAGCCGGGCCAGCCGGCGCGCCGCCTTGGCGGGCGTCACGTCCCAGCGCCAGGCGGCGAGATCGACCAGGCACGCGCCCTTGCGCGCCAGCGCGGGGCACCACCAGCGATGCGAGGATTCGCACAGGAACAGCAGCGGCGCGCCGGGCTCCGGCGTCAGGCGGAAGCACAGCCCGGGCGCGCCATGTTCGGGCCGGACCCGCACCAGCGGCACCAGGTGGGGCGCGGCGGCATGGGCGACCACCCAGGGCCAGCCCCAGGCCAGCGCATCCTCCGGCGCCGGCAGCCGGATGCCATAGGCCATCGCATCCGCCGGATCGTCGGACACGAAGCCCAGCAGCCGCCCCAGCCCGATCTCCGCCACGACGCGCGGCAGCATCGGCCGCGCATGTTCCCCGATGAAGTCGGAGCAATAGCCCCACACCGGATAGGCGGCCCAGACGCGATACATCCAGCGATCAAGCTCGGCCCGCTGGGGCGGCTCGGCAGGCAGCAGCGCGCCGGGGCGCGGCAGCCGCTGCTCCCGCGCGACCCGGGCGAACAGGCCTTCATCCGGGGCATCGGGGAACCGTTCCAGCTTCCCCTCGCGCCACAGATCGCGGAAGCCGCGCGCGGGCGCCGATTGTTCGCCCGCCGCAACCATCAGGCCTGCCCCGCCGGCACCGCGCCGCGCAGCGCGGCGGTGGTCGCGATCACCCGCGCCACGCCGGCCAGCACCACCACCCGCGCCTGGGGCGACACGCGCTCCGCCGCCACGGTGCCGACAGCGGTGGCCAGCACCGACAGGGTCACCGCCAGGTCGCCGCCGCACAGCGCCAGCACGTCGCGCACCAGGCGCGGATCGGCGGGCGGCAGCGCGGCCGCGATGCCTTCGGGCGTCGCCGGCGCGATGATCGGACCGTTTTTCATGCCGCCACCCGCGGGCTGACCCAGCAGATCGCATGGTGGTGTGGGCAATAGGACGACCCGCGCTGCGTCGGCGCGTCGCAATACACGGTGGCCAGCCCGGCCGGCTGCCCGGCGATGTAGCGGCAGGCGCGGCCCGGCCTGGAGCCCGCCAGCCGCGCGGGCAGCGCAGGCGGCGCGGGCACAACCGGCGCGACCGCCGCCGGGGCAGGCCGCAGCGTGACCGCGCGCCGCGCATCGAGCCGGCGCGGCTTCGGATCCGCATCCGGCTTCGCCACCGGCTGCAGGATGGGCGAAGGCCGCCCCGGCAGGCCCAGGCGCTGCGCGCGGCCCACGATGGCGTTCTTCGTCAGCCCCATCGCCAGCCCGATCTCCCGCGTCGAAAGCCGCGGGTCTTCCTGCATCCACAGCGCGCGCAGCTGCGCGTCCCGTTCCCCCGTCCAGCAGCCGCGCCCGATCGAATGCATGCGTCAGCCCGCCGAAAAGACGGCCCGGGGCGCGTCACCACGCCCGGGCCAAGGTGAGGGAGGAAACGTCCAGGATGCCGGCGCGCCGAAAGCCCCTCGCCGGCCAGGGGATGAAAGCGGAGGGTCGGCTTTCGGGAGCCAATCGCCGACAGAAAGCCGGTGGATTGACAGCCGCCCTCCGCAGACCCCCGCTGGGCTGGCCATGCGGCCGGGGTCATCTGGTGAAACATCGGCCGCGTCACGCCGCCGGCCCGGCCAGCATGGCGCGGGCATGGGCCACGGCGCGATCCAGCGCGGCCAGCTGGCGGCCGATCTCGGCCCGTTCGGCGGCGCAGATCCGGCCATCGGACATCGCAGTGGCGGCGCCGGACACCACATCGCCGCAATGCTGCACCACGCCGACCAGCGCCGCGCCCAGGCTGCCCGGCTGGCGCGGCGCGGCCTCGACCGTGCAGCCCGCCAGCTGCGCCAGCATCGCCGTCACCAGCGGACGGCCCGCCACCGCTTCCAGCTCCGCCACATGATCCAGCCGAGGCCAGCGATCCGCATGATGCGGGCTGGCGGCTTCGGACAGGCGGGACACCGGGTAGCCCGTCACCGCATGCGCCGCTTCCATCCCGCCGACAGCGTCGATCAGCAGGCGGAAGGCGGTCTTCAGCGCAACCAGGTCGCGCGGATGATGCTGGGGGATGCGGGTCATCGTTCGGTCCGGGGAAGGGTTTCCCGCGACAGCGGCGCGATGGGCGCGGCAGGCTGCGCGGCATGGACAGGATCACAGGCGGCGCGGGCGGATGCGGCGGGCGAAGGGAATCGTTGCGATTCCGCTTCGCCCGCCTCCACCATGGGAACCGCCACAGACCCCATGGAGGATTGGATGTCGGACTGGACGCGGCCAGAGCCCTTTCGGGACCCGTACGGCGACGCAATGCGCAAACAGCAAGATCGGATGGAGGAAGCGCGACGCGCCGTGCTGCGCTGCGCAGACGCCCTGTCCGCGCTGCCCGCGCTGGCCGAGGCCATGCTGGCGGAGCAGCGCATCACGAACGACCTTCTTCGGAAGGCGCTGGACCGCCTTCCGCCAGCAGCCGAGCCCTGAAATGGGCCGCGGCGTCTGCGGCCTCGTCCACGCTGAGGCCGCAGCGCACCGCGATCAGCTTGTACAGCCCGGCGGCGGCGCTGGCGAACAGCGCGCGGTCACGCTCCGACAGATGGACGGTCGGGGTCGCCGTGGGATTGCTCATGGCTCACGCTGCCTCCGTGGTGGCGGCCGGCGCGTCGAACAGGTCGGGGCGCAGCTCATGCGGCGGGATGCCGGTGGCGGCGCTGACGGCGCGCACCCGCTCGGCGGGGACGCGGCCAGCTCGCCGCCAGCCGATGATGGTCGAATGATCCAGGCCCAGGGCTTTCGCCAACTTGGTCGGGCCGCCGGCCGCCTTGATTGCATCGTCGATCATGGCGGGCATTGTTGGCATGTCCAACACATTGCCGTCAAGCGCGATGTTGGGAAGACCAACCCGGCGGCCGGACAGGCATGCTCAGATACTGAAATGAGCACCGGAAACATAATTCGAACGTTGCGTAAAGAACGCGGCCTGTCGCAAAGTGCGCTGGCGGCGGAGATCGGCTGGGAACGGGGCACGATCGCCGCCGTCGAAGGCGGTCACGACCGGCCGGGGGCAGAGCTTGTGCAGGCGCTTGCGACGTTCTTTCAGACCACAACTGACCACATCCTTGGGCGCGACGGGGTGAAGCAGCCTGCGGCCGTCCAGACCGAGGAAGAGGCCGAGATGCTGGCGCGGTTCCGTGACGCGACGCCCGAGGCGCGGGCCGCGATGCTGATGACCCTACGGGCGATGACGCGCGGCAATTAGGGCGCCGCTCTCAGCTTTGTAATTTTGACGTTGGGCTTCCCAACATTTCGGCTTGCGGTCAGGCGTTGGACATGCCAACAATGCGGCGTCCCACAGGGAGATGCCGCAGATGTCCGACACCGCCACCACCACCACTCAGGCCGCCGCACCGCCCGCGCCGACGCTGTTCACCTACACCTACCGCCGCCCCGGCGCGGTGCATGATGTGACGCTCGACTGCTTCCGTCAGGACGGCGATGCGGCGGCCGCTCTGCGCTCCGCCCGCCGCTGGATCGCGCGGGAACAGCGCGCACTCCGGCGGGCCGGCAGCGCCGCGAAACTGCGCACACCCCAGCTGCATCATATGCGCCCCACCGCGCTGGCAGGAGCGGCCTGATGCAGGCCCTGACCTCGCCCACCCCGCCCCGCGCGGCGCCCTCGCCTGACCTGGTCGCGGACCAGCTCCACAGCCTGCATGGCCTGATCGTCGCGCTGCACGGCTCCGCCCAGGCCGCCGGCCTGCCCCATTCCGTGATCATGGGCCTGCATTGGCTGGCCGAGGACGCCACCGGCGTCCTGGCCGACGCCCGCCAATATCTCGGCCAGCCGCGGGTGCCCGCCTGATGCAGGCCCCCGCCACCCTCGCGCGCATCCGCACGGAACTGCGCGCCCTGCCCGCCCAGAACCCCGGCTGGCCATCCGACGCCATCCTGCTGCTGCGGGACGCGCTGCGCGAAGCCGCGATCTACGCCGACACCGCCGGCCATCGCGGCGTGGCGCAGGCGCTGCAGGACATCGCGGACGATGCCCAGGCCCTGGCGCCGATCTTCGCCCCCGCCCTCGACACCCGCGCGGCGCAGCTCGCCGACACCGAAGCCGCCTTGCGGCTGGAAGGCTCCGCATGACCAGCATCGTCACCGGCCCGGACGGCCGCGCCTATTTGTTCACGCGCGTCGCGGACCGGCCGGTCTTCGTGGCCGACATGCCCCGGATGGGCAGCGCCTGCGGCCAGCCGCACACCGGGCACGCCACGTTGCTGGCGCAGCTGGACCCGGTGCAGCCGGGCAGCGACCCGCTGGCCAAGGTCCGGCTGCCGACCGGCCGGCTGATCGATGTCCTGGCCTGCTACATCCACGAACCCGGCGCGCTCGCCGCCCGCCGCATCCTGCCCCGCGCCGAGGCCGGGCGGAGGGCGCTGGCATGACGACCCGACATCGCCGCACCGCCACCTGGCGCACCTTGGCCACCTACGCTGTCGGCGCGCTCGGCGCCGTCGCGATGGGCGCGGGTCTCGCCGTAGGCGCCATCCTCGCGATCCTGGAGCACGCCGCGCCATGACCCTGATCGACCGCATGCTGCTGCGGAAAGCCGAATGCGCCGCGATCATCGATGCGCTGCGCGGCGATGGCCGCGTCGAAAGCGCCCGCGTGGTGGAAGCCCGGATGCAAGCCTGGGCGGATGCTCTGGTCGAAGCGCGGGACGCGGGCGCGGGCGCGCCGCTGCTGCGCGACGCCATCGACCCGCGCGAGCTGCACCGCGCCCTTCATCCTGTTTCGGCGCCGGGGGCCACTTCCTCCCCGGTCGAGCGTGTGGCCCCGAGCGCGACGGCGCCGGATTCGGGGCACCCTTCCCTGCCGCCGCTGCTGCGGCCTTTCGACACGCCAGCCGACGCGGCCGATGCGCCGCTGGCGAAGGTGTGGACGGATGATCGGCTGGCGCTACTGCGGACGCTCTACGCGCAAGCGGATCTGACGCTGGACGACATCGCGGCGCGCATCAACGCCCTGCCCGGCGTGCCGGTGAACAGCCCCGGCGCCGTGAAGGCAAAGGCCTGGAAGCTCGGCCTGCCGCGCCCGTCCCTGCCCAAAGCGCCACAGCCCGCCAGCGCGCCGGCGGCAGCGCCCGCGCCGACGATCTGGACGCCGGAACGGGTGGATCTTCTGCGGACGCTGTATGCGGAAGGGCTGCATCGCACGGCGATCTTGCCGCGCATCAACGCCCTGCCGGGCCCGCCTTGCGCCTCGGTCGAGGCGATGGGGATGAAGGCCACCAAGCTCGGCCTGACACGCGACAGGCCCTTGGCGGCGCCGGGCTCCGCTGCCCCGTCGGCGCTGGCCTCGAAACCCGCCGAGGACATCGACGAAGCCCGGCAGATGATGCGCGCCGGCAACATCGGCGCGAAGGCGCTGTCCGAATACTTCGGCTGGCCGCTGCCCGAGGCCCAGGCCATCGCCGCGGAGATCCGCGCCGAGGCCGCCGCGCAAGGCCAGGCCGCATGACCGCGCTGGCCCACCCGCCCCGCGCGACCATGGCCGCGCAGGCGACCTATGCCGATCCGCCGGCCGCCCTGGTCGCGCAGCACCAGGCGCGCGTCCTCGCCGCCCTGCCACGCCAGATCGCGACCCCGCACATCACCCTGCGCTGGATCCCCGGCGCCGCGACGGCCGAAGAACGCCTGTCCGTCGCCGCCCTGCTGTTGGCCGGCACGGGCTTCGCCATCACGCCGGGCGGCGCCGATGTCTGACGACCTGGCCGCGCTGTCGGACGATGAACTGGAAATCGCCGCCGCGCCGCTGCGCGATGCCGTGCGGGTCATCCAGCAGCAGCTCGCGGACCAGGAAACGGGCGTCTACCCGCGCCGCCCCGGCTGGCGGGCGCGTGCGCTGTGGAGCGTGCGTCGCCTGCGCGACGATTTGCGCCCGATCAATGCCGAGATCCAGCGCCGCCGCGAAGCCGCCGACGCCGCGCGCCGCGAAGCCCGCCGCGCCACCGCCGCGATCGAAGCCGCGCGCAGCGCCGACAAGACACGCCGCCTGGACGCCGTGCGCTTCCAGGCCGCCGCCCAGCGCCTTCTGCCGCCGGACACCTATGCCGCGATCCTCGCCGACATGGAGCCTGCCTGATGTGGGCCTTGCTGATCATCCTGGCCGGCGCGCCGATGCCGCACCCGATCACCTGGCACACGACGCAGGACCGCTGCGAAGCGCAGGCGGGCGCCGAGCTGCTGCACGCCGCGACGAACCGGCGCCAGGTGCTGCACGTCGAATGCCGCAGCTACGTCGTGCCGCCGACGCGCCCGCTGCGGCGGGCGGAGGTGCTGCGGTGACCGGCGGCATGGGCGACACATCGACCTGGATCGAGCCGCTGGACCTGTTCGGCCTGGGCCGCATGTGGTTCCGCGACCAGCCCGGCCGCGAATGCCTGCAGGACCAGGCGCGCTTCGACGCATACGACCGCAGCCAGGTGGTGATCGAGATCGGCGCCCCCGGCACCAAGGGAAGCCGCCTGGTGATCGAGGCCGCGCCGGACGCCGCCGGCCGCTGGTGGGCCGGCTACATGTGGCGGTGCTGGGAGATGCCGGACGGCACCGCCAGCGGCACCTCCACGCCGATCGACGCGCACCGCGGCGAGACCCGGGACGCCGCGATCCGCGCCGCCGCAACGGCCCTGCTGCAGCGCCTGCCGGATGTCGCCCCCACCAGCAAGGCCGCCCGCATCGTCGCCCATTGGCGCCGCGAGCTACCCCGCCTCGCCGGCCTGCCAGACGGAAGCGCCGCGACATGAGCGCCGAAGGCATCGGCAATGCCCTGCTGTGGCTGTCCTGGGTCGGGATCGCTGCGTGTGTGTGGATTGCATGGAGGCACGGATGACCGACACAGACACCAGCGCCGAAGTCACCGCCCTGGTTGAGGCGGCGCGGCGGGAGGAGCGGGAGGCGGCGGCGCAATGGCACGACACGAAGGCTGATGAGTTCGGCAAAGGCGCGCCTGCTATCGCGGCTTGGCACCTGCAATGTGCAGCAGCAATCCGCGCGCGAGGTGACGCATGAGCGCGCGGGAGGTGATCGCGCGGGCGCTATCGTGGGGCAGGGCGTGCGACGCTGACGCCATCCTCGCCGCGCTCGACGCGGCCGGGCTGGCGGTGGTGCCGGTGGAGCCGACCGAGGCGGTGAAAGAAGCGGGCGTCAACGCAATGGCCTCGCTGGAATACATCGCGGCGAATGAGCACGAAGCGCAACACATCTACCGCGCCATGCTCGCCGCCGCAGCGAAGGAGGGCGAGCGATGAGCGACACGATCCGCGCCGCGCTGGATGCGGCAGAGTGGCGGGACACAGACCACCTGACGTGTCGCGACCCAGACCTCGACTTGGACGCGCTAGAGCGCGCACACGCCCGCGTGCTCACGATGTATCGAGCGTGCCTCGCGGGAGGGGCGGCATCGGTGGCGGATGAATGGCAAGCCCTGCTGGTGGCTAGCGGCTACGGATGGCCGAGCCGGCCAAAAGCGATCCTCGCCGCCGCCGTCGAGGCCGCAGCGAAGGAGGCGGGGGATGGTTGAAACGGTCGAATACACGCTGCGGCCCAACACTTTCTTCGGCGGCTGGGCGCACACGCCGTTCCAAGAATGGTGGGACGACGGCAAGCGGGGGGCCGACTGGCTCGGCTACTACCGCGACCGCTTGCACGAATTCGCCGCCGCGCATCCCGCCGCCGCCAGCATCACGCTGCGCTATCACGACGGGACCGCGTTCATGGGGTTTGTCAGACATGCCTGACGGCGCCGGGCCGCGCTACGCCTTCGCGCCGGCCGTCCTGTCGATTGGCGCGGCCTGCCACTACCTCGGCCAGATGTCCCCGACGACGTTCCGGGCCGAGGTCGCCATCCAGATTGCCCCCGTGCGGCTATCGCGCGGGCGGATTGGCTGGCTGCGCGAGGATCTAGACCGATGGCTGGACAGCCGCCGCGCACCCATGGACAATATTGCGGCCCCGGAGCCAGCACATGCCGCCCGAGACCCCTTCGCCGCCGCCCTCGCTGCCCTCCCGCCCGCAAGGCGTTCGCGCCGTCAAGCACCGCCGGCCTGACGGCTCGACGGTCACATATTGGTATTGCCGCCTCACCGGCGCGCGACTGCCAGACCCAGCCGACCCGGCCTTTTCGGGCGCCATAGCCGCAGCCCGCAAACAGCCGGCGGCCCGCTATGCGCCGGGATCGCTGGGCGAGCTGCTGGCGGATTGGCGCGCGTCGCCGGAATATCGGGCTACCAGCGCCACCACCCAGCGGAACCGGGAACGCTATGTCGCGGCGCTCGACGCCGCCGAATGGTCCTGCCGATCGGTGGTCGGGCATAACCTCGAGGATTTGCGGCAACTTCGCGCCGACCTGTTGAAGCTGCGCGACTTGATCGCCACCCATCGCGGCGCGGGCGCGGCCAGCGTGTTCGGCCAGACGGTCGCGACGCTGTTTTCCTGGGCGGTCGGGCGCGGCCGTATGGCGCTGTCGCCGCTGGCCCGGCTGCCAGCCATGCGGCTTGGCCACATCCCGACCTATACTGAGGCGCAGGCGCAGCACGCCATGACGGCATGGCCCGAGCCTGAGAGGCGCGCCGCCGTCCTCGCATACTGGATCGGCCAGCGGCGCGGCGACCTGGCGGCGCTGCGGTGGGATCAGTACGACATCCGCGCCGGGGTCATCCGGCTACAGCCGCAGAAAACCCGGCGCCGCCGGGAAGCTAAGGGGCTTGGCCCGCTGGTCATCCCGGTGCCGCCTGTCCTGCGCTTGGAAATGGCGCGCTGGCGGCGCGAGGCGCCCGATGCGACGCACATCCTCACCAGCAGCACCGGCCGCCCGTGGTCGCAGGGCGGGCTGATCGGGACGATCCACCGCCGGCTGCGGGCCGAGGGCTGGGACACCAAGGCGGGGTTGCACGGCCTGCGGAAACGGTCGGCGGAGGTGCTGGCCGAGCATGGCGCCAGCGCGTCGGAGATCGCAGCGGCGCGGGGCTGGGACACGCTCGGGATGGTCGAGCTTTACACGCGCGGCGCGGACCAGGAAAAGATGGCCCGAGCCGCCGTAAAGCGGCTGTCAAAACCGCTGTCAAAAGTTGGCAAAAGGGGCGCTTAAGTTATTGGAATTACAAGGCTAGATGGTTCCAAGCTTAAACGGTGAAGTGCCTGTTTTCGCTTGGAAATTTTGTCAAATTCGGGCGACTTCTGTCTATGCCGTTCGCGGATTTGACAGGCCAAGTTGCCCGAGTGTTCACGGCACGCCAGACACAAAAAAACCCCGCCGGATCGCTCCGACGGGGCCGCAACTATCACGCGGGGTTGAAGGTTCAGGCGCCGCTGCGGAACAGCTTGGCCTCGGCCGCGCGGCGCCGCGCGAGGCCGGGCAGCACCTGGCCGCCTGCCTTCACCCAGCGTGTGAACTCCGAGGCGGCGCTGTCCATGCGGCCCGCGTTGATGTGCACGAGCATCGTGGACCGCGCGAAGGCGCCGCGCCCGACATTGTAGATGAAGCTGATCAGGGCCGCGCGCTGGCCTTCCGTCAACGGAACCATGACCAGCGCATCCAGCGCGCGCGCGGCGGCCTCCAGGTCCTGCCGCAACAGGCGGCGCGCGGCATCCTCGGTGATCGGGCCATCGCCCTTCACCACCGGCTGGCCATTGCCCCAGCGCGTCGCCCCGTAGCCGATGGTCCACACCTTGGCCGGGCAGAGATAGGCGTCCGTTCGGAAGCCCTCGAATTCGGCCACAATATCCACGGCCGCAGGCGGCACGGCGGGGGGCGGTGAAGCCCCCTCGCCTACCACAACCTGCGGCGCCTGCGTCGCGGCCGGCGCTGGCGGCGCCTCAGACCGGCCGAGGCCCAGCCGGGCCAAGATGCGCGCCAGCATGGTCAGCGGCGCCGGCTGTACAGATACCAGCCAGCGGTGGCGCTGGAAGTGGCGGCGCCCGCCACCAGATCCCAGCCGGTCGGGTCGACCACACCGCGCGCGATCAGCACGCCGCCCGCCAGCTGCAGGACATGGCGAAGCAGGCCGAAAAGGAGTTCGGACATGGTGTTGCTCCTGTGGGATGCGCGGTTGCCCCCGCGCGGGGATTTCGTTACGGTGGTGGCGCTTGCGACACGGCTACGGTTGGGGGCTCCCGGCCGTCGCGATGCCGGTGCGCGCGTCCCCAAGCCGTGAGGGGCTGCCCTACATCGGCAGCGGCTCCACCGGCGGCGGGTATGGGCCGCGATCAGTCGGCGACGGGCGGCGGGTCGAAGTCGAAAGCCTGCATCCGCACCAGGCCCTGCGCCAGCGCGACAGATCCGGGGATGGCGACGAAATCGCGCTCAGCCGGGGTTTCGTACAGGATGCAGATCGCCAGCGCGCCGTCCGCCAGCGCCTTTTCCAGCGCGGCGCGGGCGGCTTCGGCGAAGCCCTGTTCGGGCTGGCCTTCAGCGGGGCTGGCAACGCGAAGCCGGGCCATCACGCCACCTCCCGCACGAAGGCGATGGGCTCGCGCGCCGTGCGTTCTTCCAGCCGGATGTCGAAGGGCAGATTCGGCCCGAACCGCGGATGGCTGAACCACAGCCATTGCGTCGGCGGGCTGTAGGCGAAGCGGCATTTCCGGGCGTACTCGTCGTACCCCTTCAGCGTGCCGTTCACGATGATGCCGGAGGCGGGCAGCCACAGCTGCTGATGGAAGTGGTGCAGCACCACCACATCGAAGTCCCGGCCGATGCTGCGTTCCGCCCGCTGGGTCTTGATGGTGCCGCGCATGATCGGGCCCAGCGCGCCGATGATGCCATCGCCACCCTTCACCCCCAGCTCGTGCCCGTGCATCACTAGGTAGCGCGTAACCGCCACCTGGACGATGCAGTCGCCGGCGACCGGGATCGAAAACCGCACCTTGGCGTCGCCATCGAAGCGATCGGCCAGGGCTTCGTAGATGCCGTGATCGAAGCACGCGATGGCGGACCCCTTGGCCATCGGCTTCTGGGTCAGGCGGCCGTGATTGCCGGGGACGGCCACCACCCACACCTGGCCGAAGGCATCGCGCAGCCGCTGCAGGATCCGGTGCAGGCGGCTGACACACCAATTCGCGGCCTGGGTCGGGGCGCACCAATCGGTCCGGAACAGTTCCTGATGCAGCCAGCCGGAGACGAAATCGCCGCCGAGGATGACCACGATGCCCGGGTAGCGCGGGGCCTTCACATGGTGGAAGCACAGATGCAGCACGCGATCCAGCAGCCGGCGGACGCGCGCTTCGGCGATGTCGGCATCGAAGGCGTTGGCGCCGTGCAGTTCCGCCGCGCTGACGGTCTCCCCAATATGCCAGTCGGACAGATCCAGCATCGGCACGCCGGGGCTATCGTCGCCGGCCGGCATCTTGATGGCCCAGTCGGGGGGCGGCAGGCCCTTGTCGTGCAGCTCCCGCGACAGGGCCCGGAACCGATCCGATTCGACGCGCGCCTGGTCGGCATCGCGCAGCGCGGCGTTCAACTGCGCCACCTGGCCGCGCAGCTGCAGGATCTCCCGCCGCTCCTCGGCCGAAGGCGGCTGCGGCGCGGCGGGCAAGGGCGGTGGCGCGGGCAGATTCGCATCGTCACCGGCGTCGCGCCGGCGCGCATGCACCATCTTCACGGCCATCGGATCCCGACGGACATCTTCGACGCCCAGATCCGCCAGGGCGCGCTGATAGCGGTGCTGCAGGGTGGTGGAGGCCACGCCCAGGGCACGCGCCGCCGCGTGGACGGACCCGTGCTTCTTCACCGCGGCCACGGCGCGCCGCATGTCGGCGCGGGTCATGGGCTTCTGGGTCATCCGACGCGCCCCTTGGTGCGGCGCTCGATCTCGCCGATCGCGAGGTCGATGACGCGCGGTCCCACATAGGCGATGGAGATCGTGACGGCGTATTCGGGGAAGCCGTCGAGCCCGGCGTAATCCGCCAGGCCCTTCCCGACGATCCCCATGCCGATCGCCACCGGCAGTTCCCACAGCAGGGACCAGCCCAGCGGCCGGCGATCAGCGCGCGCCAGGTGCAAGGCACGCCCCAGCAAGCCAAGCGCGCCGGCGCCGGCCGCGGATGCAGCATCGAAGTCGCTCATGTCGGCCTGCTCGGCGGGCTGCTGTGCCCCATCTAGCGGCGCCCGCGCGACCGCTGGGGCGGTGCTTACGCCAGCGCGCGGGCCGCGCGCTGATAAGTGCCGATGGCAAGCCCGGCGCCGATGGCCGCCAGCGCGACCCAGAACAGGGGCGATCCGGTGGCGAGCGTCGCCGCGAGGCCCGCGCCACCGCTGACGAACAGCGCATCCCGCAGGCAGTCGCGCGCGGCGCGCCAGCCGGGCGCGACGGCATAGTCCGGCAATTCCTTCGCCACCGCATAGACCAGCCCTACGACGATCCACGCCGCCAGCGCATTGCCGCCGGCCTGCACCCACGCGCCGGCCAGCGCGACGCCCAGCAGCGCGTGCCCGGCCTGGACCGTCAGCCAGCCATACCAGTCGCGGCCCTGGTCGTCCGGGCGCGCGAGTTCGGCCAGGATCGCGCGGATGACGCGGGTCATGGGATCGACGCGCCGAGCGCGAACAGCGCGTCCACCTGTTCCGCCGTCGCGACACCGGCCGCGACCATCGCCGCGATCAGCGGGTGATCGCGCGGCACGTCGCGCATCGTCGCCCAGGTCAGGCGCGCGAGGAACGCATCCTGCGCCGGCAGCGTGGCGAAGACGGCTTCCACCGCCGCAGGCACTTCGCCCGTGCGACCAGCGGCCAGCGCCTCGGCCTGCGTGATCATGCCGGTGAGCGCGAGGGCGGCGAATAGCTGGCGGCTGGTGAGGACGATGGGCGCGGGCGGCGGCGTTGCCTGATCCGCCTCGCGCGCTGCGATTTCTTCATCCGTCAGGGGCACCAGCGTGCCGTCGATTGCAGATCGCATCGGTCGCATCAGCGCAGGCCCTCCAGGACGAACGTTGCCGACAGCGTGCCGCTGCCCACGAATAGGCGGATGGCGTTCATGCGGGCGTTGGTGCCTTCCCAGACGCCGTTGTAAGTGCCAGTCACGAAAACTGGCGTGTCAGTTGCGCCGGTGGACAGCCCGCGCACCCGTGCGCGGATCGTCGCACTTCCCGGCGTGATGATGTATTCGGCCTGGAGCGCGTTCGCCGCGTTGTTGTGCAGCCCGCCGCCCAAAGAAATCCGCGAAAGCGCGCCGGTATCAAACGGATAATTCACTCCTCCATATGTCTCGTTGCCGAATACGCGATAGTTGCTGCTGGACAGGAACGTCGCGCCGCCGTCGCTCGAAAACCGCAGCAACAGCCGCTCCGCATTCACGCTCGGCACCGCATCCAGCACCTGCAACCGATACGCGCGAAATGCCGTGGGCAGCGCGAAGTCTAGCTGCGCCACCGAAGTGACGACGCGCGGCACCTCGCACAACTGCCAGCCATACCCGCCGGCCGGCTGGAAATAGGTGACGATCCAGTTGCCGCCGCCGAGGCTCACCGCCTCTGCCGTGTCGCCCGCCGCCGTGACGATGCTCGCGCCGCCCGGCAGGATCAGGCTGCTCGCGTTGTGCGTCAGCGTGAGGCTGGCCGCGAACCGCAGCTTGCGCGTCACGCCGCTCGGCGCCGTGCCCAGCGCCGTGATCGTCGTCGTGCCGGTAATCCGCACCGCCTGCCCGGCCGCCGCGCCGATATCGGTGGTGCCGGCGCTGGCGACATCCACCCAGGGCGGCTCGACGCCGACAGCGATCACCCGATCCGCCGGCAGATAATTGAAGACGCGGGTCAGGCCGGTGAAATTCAGCCGGGCCGTGGTGCCCAGGCTATTCCGCAGCACCGTGGTCCTGGTCAGCGTGTTCGGCGTGCCGGAGGCGACGGTGCCGACGCCGGTCTCCCATTGCGTCCCGTCTTCCAGCGTGTAGTAGACGGTGGCGCCGCTGCCAAACGCGGCGACGAAGCCCTGGCGGCCCGTCACCGGGCCGATCAGGTTGATCGTCGCGGACGATCCCGGGTTGTTCGCGGTTTCGCGGACAAAGTCGCGCAGCATCACAGCCTCTCCTCGATGGTGGCCGACCAGGCGCGCAGCCGCGGCGTCGGCGACGGGAACGTCACGGGGGCCGCATCGCGCAGCGGGCCGAACACGGCGTCGCGCGCCACATCGGCGCCCGCCGGAAATGGCAGGAACAGCAGGTTGCCGCCGGCTTCCGTCGCGCGCTGGATCTCCATCACCAGCGGCCAGACCTCCGCCGCCGCCAGCGACGGCAGGCTGATGGCCCAGGCGCGGCGCGCATGCCGCAGGTCGAAGAAGCTCTGCCCGCCGCGCGTCCGCACTTCGCCGCGTTCTGCGGCGCGCTGCACGCGGCTGTCATAGCCCAGGTTGCGCGCCGGCCGGCGCAGCGTGCCGGCGAACAGCTGCGCGGCGCGCAGGCAGGATTCGGGGTTGCCGGGGTCCGCGATGTCCACCCGCACATATCGTGCGGTGACGGTCGATCCGGGCAGGTGGATTGCCTGCCGGTAGCCGGGCGCCACCAGGCCGGCCACCACGCCACTATCCGCGATGGCCGTGCCGAAGGCCGGGTCGCCGGAAAAGCGCACACGCACCGTCGCGGCCGGCGTCAGGTTGGCGTTGAACAGCCCGACCGCATCCCACGCGACCGCCGCGCCCGCGTCCAGCTGCGCCCAGCCAGCGGTGGTGCCGACAGGCGTTTGCCAGGACCGGCTGGTGGCCCCCTGGTCATTGGCCAGCTGGCTGACATCCAGCGGCTGGATCTGCGCGGATGCACTCAGCGTGCCGGTCAGCGCGCGGTTGTCGGTGGGCAGCCCGAAGGCACAATTGCTCATACCAGCACCTGCAGGATCGCGAGGTTGTCGGCCGTCCGCAGCTGTTCACCCACGATGCGGCCCAGCGCGGGCACCGGCAGCGTGCCGGGCCAGGTGATCGTCACCGGTTCCCCGATGTCGTGGCGCAGCGCATAGGCCAGCGGCAGCGTCACGTCGTACAGCCGGCGGCCCACCGCGACGCACCACAGGTCGCGCAGCGTGTCGGACAGGGATTGCGCGGCGGCGGCGCTGGTCAGCGCGGTTTCCACGACCGACGGTTCGGACGGCCGGCGCCAGGCAACCAACACATCGGCCGAGGCGGCGGTCGTCACGCGCCACGCCTCCGCCAGGTCCTGCCGCCGCGCGCCACTTAGCGTCGGCGCCAGGTCCGAGGTCTGGGTGGTGTGGAACCGGCTGTGGCCCACGCGGATGCGCGCGGGCGGCGGGCTCAGCGGCAGGCCCAAATCCAGCGGCACGCAATTCACGATCTGATCCGGCGAATACGCCGCGACAGGCAGCGCGCCGCCACCGAAGGCCCGCAGCCCGATGGCAGCCAGCCGGCCGTTGCGGCGGGGCACCAGCCGCGCGGCGGCGCTGCGCAGCAACAGCCCGACCAGGTCCAGCGCGTCCGGCGCCTCATCCCCCACCCAGACGCCAGCGGGCCATGCGGCGGCGCCGGCCAGGCCGAGGAACGACCCCGCGTCCAGATACTCGGCCGGCACGGCGAAGTCCTGGCGCAGCAGTTCCAGCGCCACTTCCGCGGCGGAGGACGGCGCGGCGCCGCTGGCGAAGCCGCCCCAGGCATCCACCGTGATCTGCCCAGCCGGCGGGAAGGTGCCCAGGCGAATGAACAGGCCCCGGGCGGAGCTTTCGACATTGTAGGTCGCGGCCGGCGGGGCGGCGGCGGTGATGTCCGCGACCACGGCATTCAGCGTGATGCCGCCCGCCAGGCCGCGTTCGTACAGCGCGACGATGCCGCCGGCCGCGTCGCTGACCTGGTAGATGCCCGCCACGGGGTCGACCAGCAGCGGCGCGATCTCTCGCACCGGATGGGCGGCGCTGCCGCCGCGCAGGCGCGGCTTGCGCTTGCCGGCCAGCGCCGCGCCGCCTTCCAGCCCGCCGGTGCCGGCATAGCTCGCGCCATCGGCGGGGCGTTCCAGCCACCAGGACGGGTCGCGCAGGGCCAGGACCAGGTCCTGCCCATCCAGCCGCCAGCCCGCGCCGAGGCCGGAGATCAGTTCCGCCGTCTCGGCCCAGGCGGGGTCGCGCCACACGCCATGCGGCAGCAGCTGCTTGCGGCCCATCCGCACCCGCACCGGCCGGCCATCCGCATTGCGCGTGCCGGCCAGCGATGCCAGCGCCCCGCCTTCATCCGCGAAGCGCAGCTGGCCCCAGCCCCAGGCGGCGGCGCGGCCATCGGGCGCCAGGTCCATGCGGCGGTCCAGATCGACGCCGCTGGTCAGGATGGGCGGATAGGCCTGCAGGCCGGCGGGATCGTTTTCCCGCGTCACCCAGCCGGCATCCGATGCGCGCAGGATGGTGAAATCCGCCAGCAGCGCAGGCTGTTCGGTCAGGCTGCCCCATTCCGCCTCGCCCCAGGCCAGGGCGGGATCGGTGGCGTTGACGGCGCCGGGCTGGAAGACCTCGACCTCCGCCGCCAGGAACGCCAGGCCGGGCTCATCCACCAGCCGATAGGCGGGGGGCAGGCCTTCGGCGGGGGCGTCGATTTCGCCCCAGGCCAGCTCGCCCCATGCGGTGCCGCTCATGCCAGCCTCAGGGCCGGATTGGCATTGGCCTGCCGGACATCGGCGCGCAGGCGCCCGACCTCCTCCTGCAGGCGCGCCAGGGCGGCGACCAGCGTGTCGGTCTGTTCGCGCTGCGTCGCCTGCAGGACGCTGGCGGTCAGCGCATCGGCGCCGACCGACCCGATCTGCTCGAGCGTCGCGATGATGCGATCTTCGGCCGAGGCAAAGCCCTGGCCGGTGCCGAAGACCTGGCGCGACAGGCCGCGGAACTGTTCCGCCGCCGCCTGCACCCGGCCTATCGCCGCCGCGTCGCCGCCGCGCGCCGCGGCGCTGATGCGTTCGAATTCCGCTTCCGCCGCCGCAAGGCGGGACAGCGGGTTGCCGGTGTTGTCGTTGGCGGTCCGGAGCGACCGGGCGTAATCCGCCAGCCCGTCCAGGCCGCCGGCCACGGGCGCGACCAGCCGCGCGGTGGCTTCGCGGATCGCGCGGTCTTGCGCGGCCTGCACTTCATCCAGGCCGAAGCCCAGCCGCTGCGCGGAATCGCGCACGCCGTCGAACTGCCGGCGCACCGCGCCCAGCGGGTCCGCGGCGTCGCGCGCGGCCTGGGCGAAGGCTTCCAGCTGCTTCGCCAGCGCATCCGCCGATTGCGCCGCACCCAGTTGCCCGCCGAAGGTGTCGCCGCCGGTGCGATCGATGGCGCCCTGGATCCGCGCATCCGCCGCCGTCAGGCGCAGCTGGGTCGTGACATCGTTCAGGCTGCCGATCTGGGTATGGCCCCGGACATTGGCCCCGAGGTCCACCCGGCCCGAGGCCCGCAAGCCCAGCGCGGCCATCTGCTGGTTGATCGCCGCCATCTGCTGCGCGGTCTGCTGCTGCAGCGCCGTGAGCTGTTCGCCCGCGCGCTTCTGGCCGGCATTGCCGGCCGCCAGCATCCCATCGGCGCCGGCTTCGACGGTCAGGTTGTAGAAGCCGGGCCGAGAGCGCGGGCCGAACAGGCCGCCGATGGCCCCGCCGGCCGCGCCGCCGATTAGCGCGCCCACCGGGCCGCCGACCATGAAGCCCGCCGCCGCACCCAGCCCGCCGCCGATGGCGCCGCCGGTGCTGTTGCCGCCCGTCGCACTGGCGATCAAGCCGCCGCCCATCGCGCCCAGCGCAGCCGGCCCTAGGACGGAGCCCAGGGTGACGAACCCGCCCGACGTCGCCGCCGCGCCGCCAGCCGCTTCCAGCGCCGCCAGACCGCCCGCGCCGGATAGCCCGCCCGCAGACAGGCCCGCGCTTCCCGCCATCAGCGGCGTGGCCAGCAACCCCGACACGCCGCCCCCGCCGAACAGGCTGCTCAGGCCGGACAGGCCGCCGCCCAGCGACAGCAGCCCGCCAAGCCCGCCACCATCGCCCCCCAGCGCCGCCGCCGCGCCGCCCAGCGTGGGGCGCGACAGGCCGAACAGGCCGTTGGTCAGCGGGTTCACCACCGCCAACCGCAGCAGGTCCGTGGCGGCGGATGCAATGACGCCCCGCATGATGTTGCCGAAGTTCAGCGCGGCCTGTTCGCCGCGCACGAAGGCATCCACCAGGCTGCCGCCGATGCGGTCCAGGGCGTTTTCGCCGATGCGGGCGAAGGATTCCAGGGACTGCCGTTCGAACCGGCGCTGCGCTTCCTCGCGCCGGCGTTCGTCCTGTTCTTCCTGCTGCTCGATGCGCTGCTGCGCGGCCTGGAACGCGCGCACATGGGCGTCCGCGTCCTGGGCGCGCGGGGCAGCGGGCGCGCGAGGCCCAGCGGTTGGACGGCCCGCCGCGGGCGGTTCCGGGCCAATCGGGCGGGCATAGATGACGGATCCCTGGTCGGACCCCAGCGCGGCCAGCCGCCGCTGGATCTCGGCCCGTTCCGCCGCCAGGGCCGCCGTGCGTTCCTGCACCAGCCGCACCTGTTCGTTCAGGAAGCGCAGGGTGTTTTCGCGTTCCGCCGCCGGCACGCCAGGGAAGCCCAGCGCGGCATAAGCGCCGGCATCCTCGCTGGCCGCCGCGATGCTGCCCGGCAGGTTGTTGGCGCGGGTGGCCAGCCGCGCAGCTTCCAGTTCCTGTTCCGCCGCCGTCGCTTCCAGCGTCGCGCGCTGTTCGGCGCGCCGTGCATTGGCCAGGCGGATGCTGCGGTCTTCGGCGGTCTCGACCAGGTCGTTCGTGGCTTCGATCGCGCGGCGGTACAGCTCCTGCGATTCGGCGGAGCCTTCCAGGATCCTATTCAGCCGCTCCTGTTCCGTGCCGTAGCTGGCGGCCTGGGACTTGATCAGCTCATAGGCGGCATAAAGCCCGCCGGCCGCCGCCGCGACGGCACCCAGCACGGGCACGACCATGCCCAGCGACGTCGCGCCGCTGCGCGCGGCCAGCGATGCGGTGCTGAAGGCGTCGGCGACATTGCCGATCTGCGATGCGACAGGCCCCAGCGCCTGGGACACGCCGCCCGCCCCCAGCAGCTCCATCGCCCCGCGCAGATCGGACACCCCGCGCCGGGCGGCGTTGGTGCGGCTTTCCATCGCGTCCAGGCTGGCGGAGGCGCGCTGCATCTGGCCGGGCAGCGTCGCCGCCGCCTGCGCCGCGCGGCCCTGCGCGTCCTGCAGATCCCGCGTGCGATCGGCCGCGCGCTTGGTCGCCTCCTCCGCCCGCACCATCGACGATGCCAGCTCGGGGCTGGCCTGGATCAGCTTGCTGAAGGCCGCATGCACGCCATCGGTCGTGCCGCTCAGCCGCCCCATCTCGGCCGAGAATTCGCGCAGGCCTTCGGCGCTGATCCGGAACGAATAGCCCTTGCCGCCCGTGCTGCCGCTCATGTCACCCCACCCCCAGGCGGCGCGCCGCCTGTTCGATCTGGCGCGGGGCCAGGTCTGCCCATTTCCGCACCGTCTCCTCCGGCCGCAGGCGCTGCGGCAGGGTGACGGCGGGGACCAGCACGAACATCACGATGGGCTTTGCCACGCGGCCCTGCCGGGCGCGGCCTTCGGTGGCGCGGCGCACGCGGCCGGACCGGCCGATGGTCTGGCGGCGCAGCACCAGGAAGCCCCAGGCCTTGCCGCCCGATTTGTTCGGCATCACGTCCAGCCTCTCGCCGAAATGCTTGGACACCTCATCCGGCGTCATCCGCCGGCCGCCGCGCGCGGCGCGCGGCACATGCTTGGTCGGGATGGCCAGCGCGGTGCCGGCCTGGGTCGGGACCACATCCGTCCCGCGATGCGCGCCCAGGATGGCGCCGGCATTGCTGCCCTTGCGCGGATGCACCCACACCACGGGCGGGCGGCCATCTTCCCGCGCCGGATACAGCGTCGCGGTGACGGTGGTGGGCATGCGGCGGCTGCCGGGGAAGGCGCGCATGATGTCCTGGCGCAGATCCGTCAGCAGGCCTTCGCGCACGCCAGCCAGCCCGGCTTCCACCGCCTGCACCGCGCGGGCCTGGAAGTCGCGGATCTGCTGCGTCGGGGGCGTGCCGGACAGCGCGGCGCGAATCGCCACCATCAGCCGCGATTCCTTCGGGCGTCGTCCATGCGGTGTTCCTCCGCCGCCAGGACGCCGAAGGCATCCAGCAGCCATGCGGGCTGGTCGTTGATGCCGCCGGCCTGGGGCAGCCAGCCGCGCGCCATGCCGCCCTGGGATTGCCGCCACAGCGCGACCACGCGCAGCCAGGCGGCGGGCAGCAGGTGGCGGGGGTTGCGCCACCACAGCACGTCCTGGCCGCGCCATTGCCCCACGCGGATCCAGCCGCCCTCCACCGGCCGCAGGCCGAAGGCAAAGGCCTTCGGCGCGCGCGACAGGTGCAGGGCGGCGATCAGTTTTTTGCCGCGTCCGCGCTGGGGGACAGCAGCGCGCCGATGGCATCCGCCAGGGCGGGCACATGCGGGCTGGGCAGGTCGCCCGCCGTGGCGTGATTGAGCCGCGCGGGGCGGCCATCGATCTCGATCAGCCCGGCCATGATCAGGTCCAGCGCGGCGGCGCGCATGGCGGCGGCGGTGCCGTCCCGCAGCTTCTTCAGCGGGGCGGCATCCCCGAACATCTCCAGCGCCAGGCGCCGCTTGCGGCCGGTGCGGAGCAGATCGGCCTGCAGCCGGGCATGGTCCGCCTGGTTGAGCCCCAGCCACATCGCGCGGCCTTCCTCATCCAGCGCCGGGGGCGCGGCGGCGTAGAAGGCGGACAGCGCGTCTTCCGCTTCCTCATGCGCCGTCACGGCTTCGGCCAGGTCCGCCCGGCCGGCGGCTTCGGCGGCCTGGCGCAGGGCTTCGTTGATCATCTCGAGGCTCGCGACACGCTGTTCGGCGCGGGCCAGCTGCAGGCCGGAATGTTCGGCATAGGTCAGGGCGCGGACGGTATAGGCCACGCCGTCGAGCTGCAGCGTGCGTCGCTGGCCGGCGGCCAGGACGGGGATATCGGTCATGGGGGGGGGTGTCCTTGTGTCGGCAAGGTGGCGGGCGGGACCGACATCCCGCCCGCCTTCGCGTGCACGCTAGTCGTCCCGGTGTCGGCCGGGATCGTTGCGGGACTGGCGCAAAGGGGGCGCCAGCCCCATATTCCGGGGTCGGAACGGGAAGGAGGCCGCGATGGGCCGCGTGATCTTGGTATCTGGCTTGGCCATCGCCGCGGCGCTGGGCGTGCTGCAGCTGACGGTGCTGAACAACGCCCCGCCACCGGACCCGGCCGCCATCGTCAACAGCCCGCGGGACCAGGCCAGCCAGCGCGCCTATGCCGAGGCGATCCGGCTGACCGATCGCCCCTGGACCAACACGACGCCAGCCGAGGACGCGGCCAGGGACTGCGAAGCCCGCGCCCGGATGGCGGCGGCGGTGCACCGGGCAGACCCCGCGCAGGTGCGGGAAGCCTGCCTGTTCACTTGGCGCAGCACGGGCGCGCTGCCGCGCCCGTGACGCGCGGCTAGAAGGCGCTGATCATCAGGCTGCCGCCGGCCAGCGCGGGTTCCATGCGGTAGGTCTCGACATCCGCGCCTTCGCGTTCGCCGGACTGGATGTTCGTGATCCGGCCGGGGCTGAACAGCAGGCCGATGCGGTTGCCGGCCACGGTGCCGAGGATCGCGCTGAACACGGTATCCGCGCCGTTCCGCATCGCCGTTTCCCGCGTCGGGGATGCGGTGCTGTTGGCGTAGCAGGTCACTTCGGCTTGCGGGTTGCGGACCATCAGTTCCGCCACATCGAAGCCGTTGGCGGCTTCCGGGTTCGGCGGCAGGATGCCGCCCGCGCCCAGGCCGAACACGGCGTCCGCGCCACGCACCAGCGCGCGGCCCAGCTGGCATTCGCCGTCCCGCCAGGTCGGCGGCGTGGGGCGCACGACGGAAGATGCGCCGGCCGGCAGCGCGGTTTCCGCCGCCACACCCGCCAGCACGCCCATCAGGTCGAATTCCACCATACCCATGCCGGCGGCCGACAGGCGGATGCGCGGGTTCACCGCGATGCAGCCCAGGCCGATGAACAGCCGCCCGGCTTCATACGCATAGACCGTCAGGCGGGCGAAATTCGCCTCATCATCCGTCAGGCGCAGCAGGTTGTTGATGGGGATGACCGCGAGGGTGGAGGTGTTGAGCACCGGGGAAAAGGTGCGCGCGAAGGTCGCGACGCGGCCCACGGTGTAGTCCGTGATCAGCGTGGTGCGCGCCACGGTCGGGTTGCCCGACAGCGTGATGGGCATGCCGCGATAGAGATCGGCCGTCGCGGCGAAGGGCGCGGCAAGCGTCGCCGTGGTGGCGGCGCCGGCGGTGGCGGCGGTGGGCGCGCCGACAGCGGCGGCGGTGTTCGTCACCGCCATCCCCGCGCTGCGGAGCACGCGGAACCACTCCGGCTCCGTGCCCGCGGTGCCGGACCCGCGCAGCGGCACGCGCACGCCGCTGATCATGAAGCGCCCGCCACCCACCACGCCGGGCCGGGGATCCAGGCTGCCGGTGAAGGACGGGTCGGGCGTGACGACGTAGTCGGGCGAGATGTCGAACTGGGCATCCACCCAATCGCCAGCGGCCGGGACGCCCGCGATGGCATCGGTGCCGGCCGTGGTTTCAACCTTGATGGCCAGCGCACGAAAGCGGGCCCGCTCGAGCTGCGACATGCGCTCTACTCCTCAGGATCAGGGGGTGGTGATGAAGGGGTTGCCCCAGGGGGCGTGGACAATCAGCCGCAATTCCAGGGTGCAGGCGGCCAGGGGCGCTTCGGATTGCACGACGGTGGCGGCTTCGGTGGCGAAGGGGCCTTCTTCCACGCGCAGCGCGGTCAGGCCGTCGCTTAGCAGGATGTCCGACACCTGGGCGGCGCCGCCCGGGCGCATGACGGCGCGCACGACCCGCGCGTGCCATTCATTCACCCGGGCGGCCAGCTGCGCGTCGTCCTCGCCGTCCAGGTAGCCGGCCAGGATGGCGCGAATCACATAGCGGGCTTCGAGGGTGGAGCCGCCTTCCGCATCCTGGTCGCCATCCATCAGCACCAGCAGCGGGCGGGCGGCGTCATCCACATCCGCCGCGCGGTTGCGTTCCACGGTCATGGCTTGCCCGTCGATCGACAGGCCGGTCAGCGCGGCGGCGAGCGCGGCATAGGCCGCTTCGCGGATCGGGATCTCGGGCATCAGGGGCTCGGCGGCGGGGGTGGGGCGCGGCGCAGGTGCAGCGTGTAGGACGCGGCGATTTCGTCCTGCATGACCTCCGCCACCAGATACGCGGTGGCGTTGAAGGTGACTGCATCGCCGCGCGCGGGCGGGGCGGGCAGCGCGCCGGCCGCGACCATGATGGCGGCGGCGATGGCCAGGGACCGCGGGCCATCCAGCCCGCCGATCGGGTCTTCGGGCCGGGACGGCACCACGCGGA